ACTTTTTCAGCATCTTTGGGAGATGTAGGATCGCCACCAAGATATTTTTTCATTCTTTTTCCTGCAGTTGTTGCCATAGTTGTTACAGGCGCAACTACTGAATCTGCTGTAGTAGAACCAGGTAAAGGAGTAGGAGCAAGTTCAGGAGGGGCAGGAGTGGCAGAACTAAACATACTTTTTAATTTTCCGAAAGGACCGGGACCACTAGCATCTTCACCAAACCATCCACCACCTCTACGTCTTCCTTTCATAGTTCGTTTACGCATTTAATTTAAGATAGAGATATTATTTAAGCGCGTCTGCCAGCTACAGGAACATATTCTTTTAAGTAAGGTAATAAAAATGATACTACCATAAACACAACTACTAAATTCAAAGTTTGTACAATAACATCACCAATATTTAATTTAATTCCGCCTAGTTGCACAACTAATTTAGAAAGACCATCTTCAGTTGATGCTACAGGTGATAAAAGAGGTAAAACTAAATCACGCATAAACGCATCAAAGAAATTCTTTAATGTTGTTCCAATATATATAGCTACAGCAAAAACTAAAACTTGATTTTGAATCATCTTTTTATTTAATTTCGCGAAAATAAATAATGGATACAAAATTTTGGGGTCCGTCAGGATGGGAACTTCTACATTTAATTACATTTGAAAAAGGATACTTATCTAAAAAGAAGGAATTATTTAGTACTTTACCTTTTATCTTACCATGTAAATATTGTAGAGAATCTGCTTTGAAATTTATGAATGAAGATCCTTTAACTAATAATTTAGCTTTATGGTTATACGAATTTCATAATAAAGTGAATAAAAAACTTGAATTACAAGGTCTTAATCCACAACCTTCTCCTGGATTTATGAAAGTTATGGAAATATATAAAAATAAATTAAAGAATTTAGATCATTTACCTGGTGTAGAATTTCTTTTAAGTATAGCATTTAATTATGATGATAAATTACATTGTAAAGATGAACACTTGAAATTTTGGAATAATTTGAAATATTTATATCCTAAAGATACGTTTGATGAAATACCAAGAATAACAAAGGAACATTATTTCAAAGATACATGGACAATTTTAAATAATATGGGATATGGAAAATCTTTTAATGATACATTTAATTATATAAAAAAATTTAAAAGTCAATGCACAAAAAAATCATTTAGAGGAAAAACTTGTCGTAAAAAGAAAAAACCAACTTAAACATGAATTAATAAACTACTTTAAAAAGAAATGACATGTAATATTTGTTATGAAAATATGGATATGTTAGAATATAATGATCCAAATGAATCTACTCTAACATGTTTTAAATTAGAATGCGGACATTCATATCATACAAAATGTATAGTAAACTTTTTAAATAATACTTCACATAAATGTCCTGTATGTAATAAACATAAAACGAATGACGATAAATTAGATTTAGAAGGTAAAGTACGTAAACTATTACTTGAGATTGCTAGAGAACCTGCAATTAAATCTATTAAAGAAGAATTTAATATAGCCAAAAAAGAATATAAAGAATCATTATTTGAATGTAAAAAAGCGATGATATTATTATTTAAAGAACAAGTTACAAAATTAAAAATTCTAGAAAAAAGATCATATTTTATTGAATGTATAAGAACATTAAAAAATAAAGTTAAAGAAAAAGCAATTGAGAAAACGAATAAACATTTTGGCGCTATGGTATTCTCAGAAGAATTTTATAGAAGATCAAATAGATTTGAAACAATATTTTTAGGCCAAAATTATTGGGTATTAAGAAGAATAAAACATCCACGTCTAATTTTAAGATTAGATTCTATTAAGAATAAAACAAAATGAATTTTTTAATTCCGATTGTTATTGGAAGTACAGTATTTTTATATATTCATTCATTCAATTATCTTAAAAAGAAATACGAAGAAAAAAATAGACATTTACAATTAAAAGATTTATTAATTATTCAATAAGTTCAACAAAGTGATAAATATTCCAAGGATTATTTTTAGGATCCTTGAAATGATTTATCCATGTATTTGCTAATTCTAAAGTTATAGGAGAACCATTGCCTTTATACTTTTGATCATAGACCCATGCAATTCTGTATTTTTTAACTTGGTTCATTTTTTACTATGAATTCTAATTATAATTAAAATTATCCATTTTTAATTATAAGGAGATGTTTGATAAAGAATTACTAGAAAATTTTCGAAAAGTTTATAATTCGGAACATGAAGATAAAATTAAAGATAGCGATGATGTGTGGTCTGAATTAAAACGTAAAATGCATTCTAAATGTAAAACTGGCAGAGTTGAATGTATTGTTGCACATTTAATGAATAAACCTAAAGCACCTCAATCATGGATGGTTAATCCAACAGAATGGTTAAGTTCAATAGATATAGAAAATGTAGAAAAACAATATATGAAATTATTTAAGAAATATAAATTTTTGGGATGTATTCCTATAGATTTTGATTTGAAATCTAAATCTGGAAAATGTTTAGTTAATTTTCTTTGTTCATTAAAAATTAAAGATTTAATATCTCAAGGTTTTTATCAGTACGGTATTGTGTTTAATACAGATAAACATGATGGTCCCGGACAACATTGGTTTGCATTATATTGTGATATACGGCCTGAATTAGAATATGGACGTGTAACGTATTTTGATTCTTATGCTAATAAACCTGAATCTGAAATTAAAGTTTTAATGTCAAGATGGAAAACTGAAATTGATTCTTTAAATTTATTTAAGAAACCTTTAGAATTATCAAGAAATACAACTAAACATCAATTTAAAGATTCAGAATGTGGAATGTATTCTTTATATTTTCATCATTGTTGTTTATTAGAAATTCCTATGGATGAAAGAATTCCTGATGAGGTTATGAATAAATTCAGGCAACTTCTTTTTAAAGTAAATTAAATAAGAAGAATGCAATCTGGATTAAGCGGTTATCTTCCATCTAATATTCAATATACTTCATTTATGCCATTAATTCTAGGTATTATTCTAGTAATTATTGTTTTTATTGCTATTCATATGGCAAGTGGATCAAATACTATTACATTAGCAAGAGCTAAAACTACATTTGGAGTTTATGATAAAGTCATAGATTTAGCTCCATTAGCATGTCCTACAGGTGATCAAACAAGATTATGTGATTATTATATTGCTTCATCGTCATATTCTGTATTTCCAAGTTCTTATACTTCTGATTATATAAGTGATTCAATTTTACCTTTAGTAATTAAAGCGGGAGCAAGATTAATTGAATTAGATATTTATGCAGGTGATAAAGATAAACCTGTTGTTGGATTAAAAAATGAACAATTTGGATATGATTATGCTAAAAATTCTGTTTCTTTAGAATCATGTTGTGTTTCTATAGCAAATTCAGCATTTAATAAATCTGAAACTAAAGCTGCAGATGATCCATTTGTTTTAAGTTTAATGTTTCATACACCTAAAACTACAACTATTAATGCTTCAGCTGAAATTCTTAAACAAACTCTTTCTAAATACTTCTTAGGTCCTGAATATGCATTTCAAAGAAAAAACTTAGCTCAAGAACCTATTTGTAATTTATCTGGAAAATTAATATTAGTTTCAGGTGGTGAAATTAAAGGTACTGCATTAGAAGAACTTATTAATTTATCATGGAACACATCAGATTTACGTCGTATATCTTATATGACTGCTTCACAACCATATGATCATGAAGAACTCATAAATAATAATAGAAAATCTATAACTATGGTTGTACCTGACCCCGATCCTGATTTAAAAAACAATAATCCTGTAATTTTATTTGGATATGGATGTCAATGGAATTTAATGAATTATGGTTCATTAGATTCAATGATGGAATTATATATTGGTAAATTCCAACAAGGTTCATTATTATTAAAACCTGAACATCTGCGTTATAAACCTTTAACATATAAAAAACCTACCTTGCCTCCACCTGAACATTCATTTCAACCTATGGCGCATACTTCACCCATCTATGATTCAAATCCTAAAACTGGTGATAAGTCCATAGTAATTTAATTTCCTATTCCTATATATAAAAAAAGATGCCGAACGCATGGATTACTCACGTTAAAAAAACGATGCGTACGATGAAATCTAAAGGCACCTACAAAAAAGGTATGGGTCTTAAACAAGTAATTAAAGAAGCGAAGAAATCATGGAAAAAAGTAAAGAAAGGTGGCGCTGAAGAAGAAGAACCTATGAAAGTAGAAGAAGGTGCTGTAGCTGCTGCTCCTCTTCCTGAAGAAGGTGGACGTCGTCGTAAACGTGGAACTAGACGTCGTAAA